TTAGGGTCTTTATAATCGAAGCTATAACCTGTTATAATGTTATACCATGCTAATGCCTTGAAATGTCCGAAATTATAAGACAGTAACCCCATTAATATCTTAATAGGGAATCGGTCTGTAAAAGCTGACAAATCAAAACTATAGTATGTCGTATCTGAACTAAAAGGTAAATTCTCTAAGCCTCTACCTTGGTTAAAGGTTTGATCTTGGGGAATTGACCGTAACACAGTATTAAGGTAACTGTGTAACGGCTTCAAACAAGTTTGACTCCAATAGTCTCCTATTGCAATCATACGAGTTTTGCCTTCAGAATCCGGAAATGCAACAACTTTCCTAAAGCTTGTCAAATTATGACAATCTAAAGGTTGTTCGAGCACTTCTGAAAGTTCAGATGCATGACGACGAAGTAGTACCAAATTCTTTGAAAGTTCTTCACTCCCAGAAAACTCAATTATTGAATTAATTAAGGATTCAGGAATACTCACTAAATCCTGAAGACAATTAACCAATGCTTGTCCTCCTGAGGGTGAACTTTTTACAGTAAGATGATACTCTTGCCATGATGGTAATTTTAGCTTATTACCTAGTTTATACTTATACGAAAGCCTTTTAACTAAAGCTTTTGTAAAACCAGGTATATACTTAAATATCCATTCATAATATCCAGCTGTAGAAGGAGATGTAATAGTCTCAATCTTAGGCTGAAGTGGCAAGTGAAACCTCCTTAAACTATATAAAAGTGTTAAGATAAACCTTATTTCTAAAGTTTTCTTTTCACGAATATATAATATAAGGCCACCAAGCTTCTTAGGTAATCCGTCATGGGTTAAACCAGCACCTGAATGGACTTGTCCAGACAGATACTGTAAAACCTTTAGACGATCATACTTAATTCGCTCAATGGTAGTTTTAAGACCTTTATGCTTATATATATGATCAAGAAAGTTCATATATTTAACACTAGGATCCCAAACTGAGGTAAGTATACCATAAGTTGCGATTAGCCATTTTAACGAGTGGCGTACTCGGATGTTAAACAGTGAATCTCTGTGATCTGTTTTACGTCTAGATCGTGACCGATTATAATTAAATTTATTCATTTAGTTATGATTAGGTATATTTTATCACTCTTCAAAGTTAAAAGAGATCATAATATCTTGATTTAACTAATTATTTCATAGTTAATGACAGTCCATTATGATATTAGAACTTTGATTGTGACGGTACCAAACCGGAGTTTCTTAAACTCTGATTTAAGGAATAAAGGTCAAATATGCGTTGCCGCATATAAAACCAGCAAGTGCAATGCACTCACATTTTTG